AGTAACCGGGCCGATTTGCATTTACTACAATTTTGTGTTTATAAATAGCGCAGCCCCGCCCGGTGCGGGGGCGCCACCCATTCCGACCTTCCGAGCCGCCCGGCGCTGGTAAGCAGGTCTTTCCCACCAAGGGAGAGCTTACCATGCCTAATGTGAATGCGCCATTCGGCTTCCGTCAGTTTTCCGGTCTTGGCTCTGCTCCGACTTACGAGCAGACCACCGTCATCGTCGACTATAACGCTGGCGCGATCTTCTATGGAGACCCCGTTACGGCGCTGGCCGACGGCTCTGTCGCGCAATCCGTCTCGACCGGCGCCACCCCCGGCCCGCTCGGCATTGCCGGCATCTTTGTCGGCTGCAAGTACCCCTCTGTCGCCATGAAGCGCACCGTGTGGTCGAATTACTGGCCCGGTTCGGACGTGGCGGCGACCAATACCGTCGAGGCTTATATCATCAACGATCCGGGCGCGCGGTTCATCGCGCAGAGCGACGCCACCGGTCTGGCGCTGGCCGACGTCAACGCGACGATCGGCTTCGTCATTGGCGTCGGTAATACCGCCAACGGCATTTCGGGCGCGTATCTCGACACCACCACGCTCAATGTGGCGACTTACAATCTGAATGCGCCCTTCAAGGTCGTCGGCATTTTGCAACAGCCGCCTACGTCGCCGGGCACACTGGGCAACGGCCAGCCGTATGACTGGGCTGTTGTCGGCTTTAACGACGTGTTCACCCGCAACTTCCTGGGCGTGTGATCCATGACGCAGCGGACCAACGATAAGCTAAGAGCTACCGGGGTGGGCGTAAACCGCCAACCCCGCATGCCACAGCTTGGACCATCCGCAGCGGCGCATGTTCTCGGCCTCGGATTCGTCTGCGCGGAAATCGCTGCCCAGCAGCTTTGGCAGCAGATGCTTCTGCGCACGGTACATGGATATGCGTTTCTCGCTTTTGACCCAGCAGTATCCGGGCGTGTTGATGCGGATAAGCGTGAAGCCCAGCGCGGCATAGACACGTCCGGTGAAAAGATCGAGGTCGCAGTAACTGACGATGGCGCCTGCGGGCCGCATGGCGAACAGTTTGGAAGCCGCGCCGTGGATGCGCAAGCTCATGTCGGTGGCGAAGCGCTGCAGCGCCCAGCTGTACTTTCCAGCACCCGTGTAGCGGTCAGTGGATCTTCGGAAGGACATGGCCGCCACAACGCGGTTGTTGTGAAACAGCCCGTAGAACAAGTCAGCGCGGGAGTGCCCCTGTGGGTGGTTGGCTTTGAAAAATGGAAGCGCTTCTCCAGACGTAATTTCCCGCAATTCGCACTTGGACGCGCGCAGCGCGGGGCGCCAGCAGCCGAGTGCGTTGTGGACGATACTCATGTGGCGCGGGTCTCCAGCAACGTCTTCCCACAAATGGATGAGGCGGATGCCTTTGGCCGCGCATTCGAGCCGGCGCCGCTCGTGGTACATTCTGTCGGGCCTTTTGGCTTCGCTGTGCCAGTAGATTCCGCAGTACTCTATAGCAAGAAATGCCGAACCGTTGCGGTAAGCGACGATGTCAATGGATTCTCGCTGGTTTGTAAAAAGACCGCGAACCTCTTCGCGAATTTCGCAGCCATCGGGCGCAAGATCGCGAATATGCTGGGCGAATGTTTTTTGCGCGACGTTGTTCGCACGAATCGGCATGTGTTCGCAGAATGCTTCAAGAGTACCGTGGCGCTGCGCGTACTGGTAGGTCTTGGGGCTGCCATGCAGCCATTCCGTGCGTGTTTTGTAGGTCAGCGCAGCGGTCGCCAATTCGTTACTGGTTCGCGAGTGGGAGGCCGCCTGCGGGCGTGTCATGTGGGCGCAGCATTCGTCCAACCAACCACTGCGTGTGGCGGTCAGATACGCACTGACTTCGCCTGCGAACCACGCGGCGCGCGTTTGGAAGGCGAGTGCGCTTTCCATGCACCTCTCGCGCGTCCAGTATCCATGTGGCTTGCGCGGCTGTTCCATGTGGGCGCAGCATTCGTCCAGCCATTTATTACGGCTGGCCGAGAGGTAAGCGTACCCACCACCTCGAAACCACTCCTTTCGCGTTCGGAAAGCGAGCGCGCTTTCCTTGCACCTGTCAAGTGTCCAGTACCCTGGCGGGTTTCGTTTGGTCACGTGGCGTTCTCCTGCTGCCGCGATCTTTGTAACACGGCGACGAGGCTAAGACAACTTATGTATGGTTATCTTAGCGCCGTCTTTCCACGGGCGCGTTTGGGCGCAGCCCTCAGCACAGAAAGGGCTTAAATTATGGCGATCAACCTTAGTTCAATTAAAGATCTGCTCCTTCCAGGCCTCCGTGGCATAGAAGGCAAGTATGAGATGATACCGTCGCAATACGACCGTATCTTTACGAAACATAATTCCAAGCTTGCCCTAGAACGCACTGCTGAAATGCGCTTCCTGGGTCTTGCGCAGCTGAAGACCGAAGGCGGTCAGACCTCCTTCGACAACGGCGCCGGCGAACGCTACGTCTATAATCAGGAGCATACGGAAATCGGCCTGGGCTACGCGATGACGCGCAAGGCCATCGATGATAGCTTGTATAAGACCCAATTTCACCCCTCCAACCTCGGCTTGATCGAAGCTTTCCAGCAGACCAAGGAAATCTACGGCGCCAACATCCTGAACACCGCCACCGTCTACAATTCGGCGATCGGCGGCGACGGGCAGCCCTTGTCCTCGACCTTGCATCCGATCGACAGCGGCGTTATCGCCAACACGCCCGCCGTCCAGGTGGACCTCAACGAGGCCACGCTGCTGAACGCCATGATCGCCGTCCGCACCAACTTCCGCGATCAGGCCGGCCTGAAGGTGTTTGCCCGCGCGCGCAAGCTGATCGTGCCGCCGCAGCTTCAGCCGGTCGCCATCCGTCTCACCAAGACCGAGCTGCGGCCCGGCACCGCCGACAACGATGTAAACGCGATCCTCACCACCGCCGGCGGCTTGCCGGAAGGCTACATGGTCAATGACTTCCTGACCTCGGCCTTCGCGTGGTTCCTGCTGACCAACATCGATGGGCTCTCCTACATGGAGCGCATCAAGTTCGAGACGGATATGCAAGTGGACTTCGTGACGGATAACCTGCTTGTGAAAGGATATGAGCGGTATAGCTTTGCCTATTACAATTGGAGAGCTATTTTTGTGAATACGCCGACTAGTTAACTGTAACAGTATCTTTTACTACTTGGCGTTACTTGGTGAAACAGATATGCAAAATACAGCTTGCATTATTCCGCTAAACAGGTATTTTGACTTTGCCAACTGCGAAGGAGAACCTGCTGTGGCTAAAGAATGCACGCTGACCTATGAAGAACTATCCGCCGTTTTCGGCTATGATCCGGAAACGGGGCGCATCACATGGAAAATTCGTACGGGACGCGGTATCCGCCCCGGCGACGAAGCGGGCTGCATCAAAAGCTTGCGCCCCAGCGGTCGAGACGGTGCGGTAAGACAGTATCGTTACGTTACCTACGATAATCAGTCCATGACTGGCGCACGACTTGCGTGGTTTCTGGCGCATCGCGAGTGGCCAGACCGGAATGTTCTGAGTGCTGATGGCGACGCGTTGAATCTGCGGCTCAAGAATTTGTACCTTGGCGACTACACGTCAGGTGACCGCAACGGGCCACTGGCCGGTAACCGCATGAACAAGCACGTTCAGCAGGCTTATGGTCTGCGGCGCAATTATGACCTGTCGCTGGAAGAGTATGCTCGGATGCTGCACGCGCAGAATTATGTGTGCGCCATATGTGAGCAGCCGGAAACTCGTTTGGGCGGCGATGGCAAGCCCGTGTCACTCCATGTTGACCACGACCACAAGACTGATAAGGTGCGTGCACTGCTGTGCTATAAGTGCAACTCCGCGCTTGGCAGCATGGGCGACGATCCTACTCGGCTTCGAGCTGCCATTCGATACCTTGAGAAGCACGCGGAAGTCGTTCCGTTCGCACCATTTTCACCGGAGGCCGCATAGATGGGTCAGACAACTTTTACCGGGCCGGTGGTGTCGGGCGATCAAGGCCCCGGCACGCCCACGCCCAACCAGGGTTTCGCCATCCTGATGCAGCAGATCGTGCTGAACGAGAGCGCGACGGTCGGCGCCACCGCCATCACGTTCTGGCTGCCGCTCGACTCCA